GACAATCACGCCCATTTTGTCGCCGATAATGACGAAATCACCAACCTCAAATGGCTTATCGAAAAAGATGACGAAGTAGCTGAATAAATCACCTAATATCGCCTGTGAAGCCAGCGCGACAGCAATACCACCGATACCAAGCCCGGCAACCACCGCTGATATTTTTACACCCAGATTATCCAGTAAAAACAGCAGTGCCATCAGCCAGATAGTAAAGTTGATCAGTCCATGGACACCTTTTAGTTTTTTCTCACCACCGACGGAATCAGTCGATTTTTTCAGATAGGAATGCAGTCCAAAATTGACTGATGCGATCACTGCGCGCACGACAAACAAGGTGACTAAAATCATGGCGACACTGCTTAAGCCATGCTTAAAGGCTGCTGACAGCGTCAGTGTCTGCAATGAAATAAAGAATATACCGAAATAGATTATCGGTATTAAAGACTTATCGGTGACTGCGATCAGCAAAGTATCGATTGAAGATTCAACGGTAGCCGCCCATTTTTTTAGCCGGCTTAATACGTATTTTTTAAATACATGAATGATGCTCAAACCAACAACAAATATTCCTGCTGCACTCAGGTATTCATAAAGCGTATTGTCATAGATGACATAGTTGAGTAGAACCTGCATATTTTTCCTTATTTTTTGAAGATAGGCTGTCATTAAAACTGTGGTCGCCAACTGCTTCTAGCCTGGATTGAATCACGGCCTAAGCGGTGCTTATGAACGCGAAGCCCTATGTTGAGCGGCTAGCGGCTAAGCGTCTGGTCACCATGTCTGCATGCACTAAGCTGACCTGGCAGATAGACTGCAAACTATTGCTAAACGTTTTTTTTGACTGAGTTGTGTGACGGGCACAATAGTTCTGTTTGAGCTTAAACAGAATCGCGCTTGATTTTACATTTGTACAAACATGATAACATGCTTAGAGCAGATTCAGATCCACGGCCCAGGATAATGGCTGCCAGCGACAGATAAATTACACCCATGCATGAACGCGTAAACTGTATTTTTGACACGAACAAAGATCCAGGCCGAGCCAGCCTCAAGCTGCGGTCACTGACTGAACGGCAGTAAGCGCAGCAATGCCTCTAATTGTTGCGGCATGACTAAATCAAAACTTTGCGCCTCATTATTAGTGTCTATGACCAGATCAGCTGACAAAGGCGCCTCATAAACGGCAGAAACGGCGGTAAATTCTGCAATCTGCCCAAGCATGGCCTGTGCATACAAACCTTTGGGGTCACGAGCGACACATACCGACAATGGCGTGTTGACGTAAATCTCTTTAAATCGATCGGCACCAATTATACTTTTAGCCAGACTGCGATCTGCACGCCGCGGCGAGATCAAGGCACAAATCACGATTAGTCCGCTGTCATTCATCAGCCTGGCAACTTCGGCCACGCGCCTGACATTCTCTGTGCGATCAGCTGCAGTAAAGCCTAAGTCACGGTTTAAGCCAAGTCGTACCTGGTCGCCATCAAGCACACAGCAAGCGCGCCCCGCCGCTAAGAGCCTTGAATTCAGTGCATAAGCTAAAGTAGATTTTCCTGAAGCGCTTAAGCCGGTTAACCACAGTGTAATAGCACACTCTTCAGCTGAAGCAGGACGCTGATTTGGCGCTTCAAGCATTGCTGATCGGCCTAATTTTTAAGCTGCGGATAATAGCTCTGATAAAACCAGCCATAGGCAGCCTCTATCTGCGCCTGTATACGCGGCGGAATATCATGACGATTGGGCGTGTTAATTTTGGAAAATTGTTGATGGGTGTATTTCATATGATAGTGACTATCACTTTCACTAATACCAGGTTGCAGCAGATCCGGCTTGATTTCAAAATCTGCCAGCCCTAACCATTGGTAGATATGGTTCATACAAGCGGCTGGCCGCGCGAGCATATCTTCAAAACGCACAATATAAAGGCGTTCCTGTACTGCTTGCGGTAAATCAGCTATAGCATGCAGCGAAATCAGTGGCGCTCCAATCGCTTTGTCTTTAGCAAACAACATATCGGCGCGACCCATACGGTCGTAATCAGCCAGGTGGTCGATAAAATCAAGTAGGATAGTCTTCTGGTGTTGCGCCTCAATCGAGCCATAAATCTGTCCAAGCTCACGCACGCATACGATAAGTTTGGCTTCAGGTTGTATATGCAGCAGCAATTCAATCGCATGTAACCACGCGCGGTTCTTATCGACCACTACAGCTTGCTTGCAATTCTGGTACCAGCCTCGCAAAAATCCTTGCATGGCTGAAGTTAAATGCGCATAACTGCTATCAAAGGCATGATCAAGTTGCGATAGCATAAAACTATCGTCACTGATCATGCGGCGGATGCCTAATAGTGAGTTACATAAGGGCGAGCTATGGCCCTCACAATTAATATCAGGATGCTCCGCAAGCAACTGACAAAGTAAGGTCGATCCAGCTCTGGGTAAACCGGTGACACCGACAAATTTTGGCGCGATTGTCATAAAGGCTTTATGCTAACTTTATATAAAAACTGTGATCTTGTTTAAAGGATTTTTTCATCAATCGGCCCATGCAGAAATAAACTGGCTTGCGATCATGCATTTAATCTGGGCCAGTAAGTCGCTGACAGTAACCTTTAGCGTAAAGCTGAACCCGGATGATTAAGCAATTTCGAAAGTGCTTGACGGCAATGATGCCAGCTAACGGCGCTGACTGTTGATGAGGGATTTACTCGCAGCCTCAACTTTGCCTGCGGCCTCAGCGATGAAAGATCCTGCGCGCTTGACCAGCGTGACGATAGCCGTTGTGCTTGCCAGCAAAGCATTAATATCCGCGCACATATCCGCGAGTTCGGCATGCTTAGCCGTCACTGCTACCTGCTGACTAAGATCACCGCTTTGTACTGCGAGCAAGACCGCTTTAACTTGCTGCACGGTTTCTGTTAGCACCTGTTTTAGTAGTACATGTTCCGTCACATCAGTGGCATATTCCACCACGGTCAAAACCGACCCCGCCGCACCGATCACTGGAATATAACTGGCACTAATCCACACCGCCTTCGCACCTTTGGCCATGCGTTTAAACTGGCCAGAAACAGTCTCTCCGCGCAGCAAGCTTTGCCATAACAGCATATATTCCTGACCATGCTGCGACTTAAGATCTAACAACATACTCAGCTTCTCCCCAAGCAGATCTTGGGCAGCGTAACCCATCAGTTGCAGATAATTAGCATTCACGCTAATAAACTCCGCGTCTAGGTTAAATTCGGCCACGCTATGCAGCTGATTGAGTATCTTGGCCTGCCCATCAGAACCAGTCAGCGCAGCGTCTGACAATGAGCTGGTTAAACTTTTCGCAGTTACACCCTGTATTATTTTAGTCATTTTTCACCCTAGCAATTCATTAGATTCAATCACAACATACCGCAACAGCATTGAGCTTAAAACTCTTCCCAGTCAGCCTCATGACCAGCCGCGCTACTAACAATGGCCATCAGCTTCTTGGCTGGCACCGGCCGCTCTACCGGCCTCGGCGCTTTGTTGCTGGCGGCTAAACGAACTGGGGGTGTATTGCTGCTGGGGCGACGGCTGCCGTTATTGGCGTGTGCCGCATCGCCTAGTTGAAATGCACTGACCGTTGCCAGCAGGCTACCGGACTGCTCAAGCAGCGATTCAGCTGCTGCCGAGGCCTGCTCAACCAGCGCTGCATTTTGCTGCGTCACTTCATCCATCGAGGTAATGGCATCGTTAACCTGATCAATTCCTGCACTTTGCTCAATTGATGCTGCCGCAATATCACCCATCATGTCAGTAACACGTTGTACCGAGATCACGATTTCCTGCATGGTATTACCTGCTGTTTCCACCTGTTTGGCACCGGCGGTGGTTTTGTCTACCGAGTCGGTAATGAGCGTTTTAATTTCTTTGGCTGCATTAGCTGAACGCAGTGCCAAATTACGCACTTCACCTGCCACCACCGCAAAACCACGACCATGTTCACCGGCACGTGCCGCTTCAACAGCTGCATTTAATGCCAGAAGATTGGTCTGAAATGCGATGCCATCAATCACCGCAATGATGTCTTCAATTTTGCGTGAGCTCTGATTAATTTCGCTCATGGTTTTCACCACATGGCCGACAATTTCGCCACCTCTAAGCGCTACATCTGACGCAGAAGACGCGAGTTGATTCGCCTGTTTGGCATTCTGCGCATTTAGCTTCACCGCGCTAGCCAGCTCCTCCATGCTAGAAGCGGTTTCTTCTAAACTTGAGGCTTGTTGTTCAGTTCTGCTCGATAAATCGCTATTGCCATGGAAAATTTCATCCGCTGCGGTGTTGATCATGCTGCCAGCTTCATGCACATGTACAATAATTTCCGTCATTTGATCCATCAGCGCGTTAATGCCGGCACAAAGACTGGCAATGGCACCGACTTTTCCGCTTAAGACTATGCGCTGACCTAGATCACCAGATTCTGCTGCCGCAATAACGACTTGGCTTTCGTCGACCGCAGCCACCAGGTTTAAACTGGCCTGATGTTGCTGGCTAATATCTGTTGCATATTTGACCACTTTAAACGGTTTGCCGTTTAGATCAAAGATGGGGTTGTAACTGGCTTGCAGCCACAACTCTTTACCATTTTTGCCTATCCGTTTGTACAGCCCGCTATCGGCCTCTCCTTTTGCCAGCTTATCCCAAAACAATTTGTACTCTGCACTGCTGCGGTATGCTGGCTCGACCATCATGCCGTGATGATTGCCGACTAGTTCGGCCGCACTATAAGCGCTGAAACCCGCAAATATTTCATTAACCGCAGTAACTTTTCCGGATAAATCAAATTCAATAATGCCCTGAATTTTATTAATTGCGGCTAATTGACTGGCATTATCAGCGTCTTGCAGCTTTTGCTCAGTGATGTCCATGGTGTAATTTATTATTTTATAGTGCTGCCCATCTACATCTTTAATCGGGTTATAAGAGGCCTGAATCCAGACTTCATTGCCATTTTTAGCAATGCGCTTATATTGGCCAGTGGCGTTACCCCCCTCCAGCAAATTGTCCCACAGCGTTTTAAGCGCCGCGCTCTTGGCAAACACAGGATCCAGTACGATACTCATATGCTGACCGGTGAGCTCATTCTCGGTGTAGCCCAACATGTTCAAGTAAATTTCATTCGCCTTCAGGATCGTTCCGTCTAAGTCAACTTCAACCACCCCTTGCAGACGGCTAATGGCCGCCAGCTGACCAAGGGAATCCGCATCTTCCGCAGCCTTGCGTCGTTCTGCGGTGACATTACGCCACTCCAGCACATTACCGGCATATAAGCCTTTTTTGCAGTAAGTAGCAGTCACATAGAGCGCAATAGTTAAACTGCCAACTTTAATATCAGTTTTAAAAGGCAGCAGTGTCACATTGGCAAGCATTTGTCGTTGATGCAGCGGGCTTTTATGGAACACATCAATACAGGTTCCTAGGATTACTGCCGGCTCAAACAAGGGGAAAACCGTTTTAAACTCTGCGGCGTTATCATTAAACAATTGGATACTAGCCGAATTGACATAGGTAATAATAAAATCCCTATTGACCATCATGATGGCGGCTGATGAACCCTCCATTGCACTTTTAATCGACAGCAGCTCGTCTTCGCGAGATTGCAGTTCGCTGATCAATTGCTGCTGCTCTTCTAGTTCTTTGGCCTTCAGCGCTGCCATGGCGTTTAACTTAACTATTTCTTTGCTATTTTTGGTGGTGAATAGATGGTTAATCATATTGCTAAGCCTCTTCCTTAAATATTACTTACATAAAAACTACGCTGCTGGTGTATGCCAGGAACAAGGTGTTCCGCTGCGCCGATTAGTTTTCATATAAATATTGGCGCGTACTGGCAATGGTCAAAAATTCGTTATCTTTACTATTTTGGTGCTCATCAGTTGTTCAAATTCAGATAAAGGTAGCGGCTTACTGAATAAATAGCCTTGGTAGGTGAAGCAGCCATGTGACTCCAGACAAGCACGCTGCGCTTCGGTCTCCACACCTTCCGCAATCACATTAAAACCGAAGGAATCCGCCATGCCGATAATGGTCTTGGCAATAATGGCATCGCTTTGATTGATGTCTATTTCATAAACAAAACTGCGATCGATTTTCAACTGGCTAATCGGTAGTTTTTTTAGATAGCTTAATGAAGAGTAGCCAGTGCCAAAGTCGTCTATGGAGAAGCGGATGCCAAGTAGTTTTAGAGACTGCATTTTCTCTATGGTCTTGACTGTATCTACCAGCATCAAACTTTCCGTGAGTTCTATTTTTAGCAATGAAGCCTTAGCACCGGTTTCATCCAAAATAGCGCATACCTGTTCAACAAAATCTGTTTGGCCAAACTGTTTAGCGCTCACATTTACTGCAATCGCCATGTGCGCAGTAGCTGGTGTCAGTTCCCATAATTTAAGCTGCATGCAGGCAGTCATCAGCACCCACATACCAATGGGCACAATCAGGCCAGATTCTTCTGCCAGTGCGATAAACTCATCTGGACTAACCAGACCACGCTGCGGGTGCTGCCAGCGCAACAAGACTTCTGCCCCGATAATGTTATAAGCGCTATCGACTTGTGCCTGGTAGTAAAGCTGGAGCTGATCATCTGGCAAGGCATGGTGCAGTTCAGACAGTAAAGCTAAGCGCGCTTCTAGCGCATGATGTAAACAGGGGTCATAAAAGCTAATGCCATTTCGGCCAGCCGATTTTGCTTGATACATGGCAACGTCGGCACGTTTGAGCATTTCCTCGCAGCTAATAGCGGGCATACTGAACATGCTGACGCCGATACTGAGTGTGCAATGCAGTTCTTTGCCATTAATTAAAAATGGCTCACTCGCTGCCTTTAGGATTTTTTGCGCTAACATCTCCGCATGCAGCGCAGCTTGGGTAGCGTCTTTACTTAAAATCTCCAGCATAATGACAAACTCATCGCCACCAAGCCTGGCAACGGTATCACCTTCACGGATGCAGGTTTTTAAACATTGTGCCAGCTCTATCAACAGCAAGTCGCCGACAGCGTGACCCATGGTGTCATTGATGAATTTGAAGTGATCAAGATCTATCATCATCACAGCGCCATAATGTAAGCTGCGATTGCTGTTAGTTATGGCTAACTGCATACGGTCATTCAGCAACCGTCGATTAGGTAGTGCGGTCAATGGATCGTAAAATGCAAGCCGGTAAATAGCCTCTTTCGCTTCTTTGTGTTCGCTTAAGTCGGTAAAGGAACCGACGTAATTGTGAATGACGCCATCAGGGCCTGCGACGGCGTTAATTGTCAGCCATTTCGGATAGATTTCACCATTTTTGCGTCTATCCCAAATTTCACCTTGCCAGAATTTATTTTGCCTTAATTCGCGCCACATTTCCTGATAGAAAGCTTGGTCATGGCGACCAGACTTGACAATATCCGAGGTTTTACCAATCACATCCTCTTTACTGTAGCCAGTCAATCTTGTATAGGAGCTATTGATATACATGATGCGATTATTCGCATCAGAGATAACAATCGCTTCTTGCGACTCAATCGCGGCGTCGGCGACACGCAAGTTACGTTCAGCAGCTTTCTTTTCAGTTATATTGCGGCCAACGACCGCCATGCCAGTTAAGTCACCGCACTTATCGAAGGTAAGTGTTTTATGTACTTCATACTCCAGCAGCCTAGACTCAGATTCTAGGCTGGGCTGGGCTAATACCAATAATTTACTGACGTGACTATTATCATGATCATGATTGTTAAAACATTGTGCATGCAGTGCCAGCATTTGTGGATAGTCAACGCCAAGCTCTTCGTCGGTTTTTCCTTGCCAGCTATGATCATCTAATTGAAAAAGATTTTTGGCCGCTTGATTAGTGAATATCCAGCGTCCGCAATGATCCTTAAAGAAAATAGCATCAGGAGTGGCCTCGATCACATGCAGCAGCGCGTCGTACCAGAGCGTAGCGTTTTCACGAAACTGTTTCATGCGGCGCTCGCATTCAGCAGGATCAAACCGCTGTGATGATTAACAACAGTGAAACCGTTGCCAACAAGACATCGATTGATTAAATCAATCGATAGTGAACAGCGGAGTAGCGTAGGAGAATTGAACTTACAAATGTGCTGACCGAACATGAGTACACCTTCCTTCACAGGAAATCATCGTTTTTTGCTGCGTTTTGCGTAAAAAATACGCACAGCAATTAAAACGAGGCATGTTCAGGGCCTCAAAGATATGGTGCCGGGGTCAGGGGCAAACCAAAAATAAATACAATTAAATGTTACGCCTTCAGGCTTAAAGCTATCAGCAAATAAGCGTGGCGTTTATGCGTTAAATCTAAGATTTAAGGTTTCGCGTGCACGCACAATATTACCGGCAAGATCGACCAGCTTGATATGCTGGCTACGTGCCATATTACGCAGTAATTTTAAGGCTTCATCATGATTAATTAAGCGCTCATCCATAATGATACCGATGGCAATACTCGCCATGCGATCTGAGTCCAGCGCCTGTTGTAATTGCAGCGCAGATCCGCGCAAGGTTACTAGCTCTTGCGAGCGGGCCAAGGCATTTTCAATACTGGGAATGAGTTGTGTAATATCGACCGGCTTGACTAAATAACCCATGGCTCCAGATACATTTGCTTGCTCAACGATCTCTTTTTCATTGTAGGCAGTGAGCAAAATAAAAGGAATATGTTCAAGTTGCCGCAGTAATGGTGTTAATTCCAGACCATTACGGTTCGGCATGCGCACGTCCAGAATCACCAAATCAGGCCGTGCGTTATCCTGCAACCAAAGCTCGGCTTCATCGACTGTTTCAGCCGCATTAACATGATAACCGGCCAAGCGTAATCCACTGGTAAGCGTGGCTAAGATTAGACGGTCATCGTCCACCAGTAGCAGCGATTTAGCTTCAACATGTGTATTCATATTTAAATGTGTCATAGGTTTAAAGTTTCGTTGTGGTCTGCGACTATGCTTTCAAAAGCAATAATAGGTGCGGTCAACTCGAGTTGGGTCGACACATTGGGTCCGAGCTGGTGCCAAGATAAATGTGAGCCAGTCTTTGGCAAAAGTGATGCGACTAGTTGTAAACCTGTTCCTGAAGTGACTAGCGGCAGTTGGCCGGGATTGTTGATTACTATCTTGACGCTACTATGCAAGTCATCACGACTGACAATGATGGTGACGTCTGTACTCAACTCAGTGTTGCTATGCTTAACCGCATTTGAAATCAGTTCGTTCAGCACCAAGGCCATAGGTACAGCCTCGGTTTCATTTATTCGGCACGGCGTCCACTGCGCTGGAATTTCAACAATAATCTTAGTTTTAAATAGGACTTGATGATTTGCTGCAATTTCACGCACCAGCTCACAAAGCCGCACCTTAGATAACTTACGCCCTTGTAAACCATGAATGACGGCAATACTCTGTACTTGACTGATCGCATCAGTAATCGGTGCCGCTATTTCTGGCTGCTGCGTTGAAAAACTTCGCAACAGCCCGATCACGCCTTGCAAATCATTCTTAATCCTATGATGCACTTCACGCACTAAACTCTCACGGTGAGAAGTTTCATCAATGAGTCGCTGCGACTCACGCTGCCGATCTTCGGTAGCATCGGTCAAAGTAGCAACATAATGCGTGACATGCCCACTCTTATCCGGCACTGCCGTAATCGTCATCCATTCGGGATGAATCTCCGCATTTTTATGCCGATTCCAAATTTCACCCTGCCAGAATCCTAATCGATCAAGACTATTCCAAATGCTTACATAAAATGCTTCATCATGATGACCGGAGCGCAGTAACTGTGCGCTTTGGCCTATAGCATCTGCTGCTGTATATCCGGTTAGACCAATAAAGGCTTGATTGACTTCGAGTATCACGCTATCGGCATTAGTAATAAAGATACCTTCTTGCGACTCAAATGCAATCGCAGCTACCCGCAGCTTATCCTCAGCCAATTTACGTTCAGTAATATCAGTATGTGTAATAACAACACCGCCACTACCAGCCCCTAATGGGTTGACTGAAGCAATAAACCAGCGTTGCTGTATGGATGAATGGCAAGGATATTCAATATTAAAATTAGGTAAATACCCAGCCATAACCGCCGCAATTCCACTGCGTACATCACGCCCATCTTCAATCGTATCGTCGTGACCTTGATGACATACATCTATGTAAGTCATGCCTATTTCTGAACTTAAGGGGACTCTTGCCGCATCAGTCGCATTGTCTAAAGCAAACTGGCGCCAAGCAGCGTTGGTGGCGACAATCACCCCGTCACAATCGAGCACAACGATATGTGATGGAACAGAATCAATCACCGTATGCATTAACCTTTCACTCTGGCGCAGCTTTTCTTCTGCACACTTGATCTGCGTAATATCGGTTAATGTGATACGGAAAACCGGAGAGGCATCCTCACCATCAATACGTAAATAATCAAGATGTGCGTTAAATTTTGATTGGTCATGGCGAATTAAGCGCAAATCCAAACTACTTTGCTGCTCCGGTGTATAAACCTTCATTTGCTTAAATGAAATATGCCAACGATCTTTATCCTGATCTGCCACAATCGTCGCAAAATGCCGTTGAATAAGATGGCTACGATCTAAGCCAAGCAATGTCGCCGCTTTAAGATTAATCTCAGTAATCAAGCCTTCATGCGTAATTGTAAAGTAACCCACAGGTGCAAACTCATACAAATCAAAATAGCGATCCCTAGAGGCCGCGAGTGTAAGTTGTGTCCGTCGCAACTCCTCATTTTGAATTTCGAGTTCTATTTGATGTATTTGCAACTCTTGTAACAGCACATTAGTATCTCGCGCGCCGGCGGCAACGCCCAGCTCATAGCCGCGGGCCACAGTCGCCGCAGCGGTGCCTGAATAAGCGCTATCTTCTTCAATAGTGAAATCTTGTCTACTCATTGGTTAGTTTTTTCTGTAAAAAATACCCATTCAAGATAAATTGTGCTGATGCTGCTTGCATGTCCTGTGCATTTTTAATGCTTAATTAGCCATATTAATCATCAAAATATTAAAAATTTTGATTAAGCATATATTTCAGTTTCGAATTTACTCTTATTTATCAGCAGCAGGCTATTGTCAAGGCAGATTTGAGTTGGGTATAAATAGTTAGGTAATGGTTAAAAACAATAACTATTAAAGACTACTGGAAGAAAAAAATGGTGAAAATCGCATGCTGTCGCAGTCCTATTGCTCGCGGTCTTCTGCAAGCTATTTTATATAAAGTACTTTCATTGAGGCTGTCATGTACATCTGACTCTGCTTGATTGAACTCACGATACAAAGCGACTCAGCCAACACAGATTATGGGCAAAAAAAAGCCACACCCCTTGCGGAATATGGCTTTAATCCTACTTTTGACACCTTGTGAAACACTTAAATGGGCTGGGGTCAATCGAACAAACTACTATAAGCCAATGGGTAAAGGCATCTGTAAATTACAGATAGTTAAGTTACCCCTAAAGTTACCCCAATTTAATCAATGTCTCACCTGTTTACGCTCAAAACTTACCACCTCTAATGTGTCACGTTACGCTTTATTTTCGGCTTCATTTATAGCGTCAATAAATCACTATCTCTATTAAAGTCTTAAAATAATTAAACGTTTGTTCTGCATTTTTGAGTTACTGCGACATCTTACATTCACGTTTGCTTTCATTTACCCACTGCACGATAGACCCTAGATAGCCCCCGCTCTTGTTATGCACATAGTGACTCAATTCCGTTTTGTCATCAGGTAATGCTCGCAAATCTACAGATAAATAATAAATTCCATTCATCTGAACATTGAGCTCTGCTGTCTTTAAGTCAGAGTAAATGTTTCCAGAAACCATTCTCTCGTCAAATCCGCACTCGGTCATTAGTCTCTCCCTTATTGTTCGATAAGCCGATTGATAGCCCGCGTTTAGAACAACCGTGGTCATATTTTCTGGCTTACGTGTGTTTTCGTAGGTAGCGCACGCAGAAAGTAGAAGCGCGATTATTAGTGGTGTGATTATTTTTTTCATGTTGTTTCTCAGATTAATGGAGAATTTGATGGGTTTGAACTAACTTATGCGCGTCATGTTTGATTAACTAACTAGTGACTTATCTAAAAACCACTAGCAAAATAATTTATTACTTTGCTAGTGACTCTAAGCTTACATCACCTCTATTAAACTGGCATGACCGTACATATCATTGACTAACGTAAATTTCACACCGGTAGGCGAAAATCCACTGTGGACAATCGCATAGCCACTATCAACTGATTTTTTAATCGTTGCTTCCTCCAGGTAATCAGCCGCTTGCTCTATCGTTAAGACTTGCATAAATATTCCTTGTTATTTACACAGCAAACAATCCCCGCCATGCTTAGGGCTTAAAGGCTCTCGCTATTAATCCGATTAAAAGCTTATTAGAATGCCAACCTGATGTTTGGCGTGTATATTCCCTGTCAATTCTGTATTGCAGTTAGCTTGCCGTTAGTAAAATAAAGGTAACCCCCATCAAAAACCCACTGCTCACTATTTTCGCCAGCTGTGATAGTTCTATTAACTTCGTTTGGTTTTCCCCAATTAGATGCAAGCACTTGCGATTTTGTCATTCCAATACTCACTCCACCTTTTGCTTTCCATTTTGCTTTTGCTTTTGACGCCGCTATTTTCTCTTTTTTGTCATGTACTATCTGCGCTGCCTCCATAGCTTTATGAACTTCAATTTCTTTCTTTAGTGCATTCTCTTCTTCGCTTTTAGCTAACTCTTCTTTTTGAAGCTCTCTAGCTAAAACTACATCAGAATCCTCAGTAAAAATATATTCACCCTTAGGGTCAAGGTAACCTCCATACAGGTGCCCCTCAAATCCATCAAAAGGAGTCCCGCCATAACCTATACGTCCTTGTATATACCCTAATTTTCCATCAGGAAATTGAATCTCATAAGTATAAACATCATCACGACGTGAGTATGGGTCAACATATGGATAAACATTTGTAACTTTAAATGTGGTTTTTTCTAGTGGTTTAAATTGACCAACACCACGCTTACCTTGCACTTCGTTATAGAATGATTCTTGAACAAAAGTATGTCTATTCGGAAGACTTGAGAAAAATACTATTCTGTAGTTCGCCGTAGGCTTTGGCACATACCAGAATGTTTTTCCAATAAACTCTTTAGCTGATGCTTCTGTTTTCTCATGGACTAACTTTTCTTTTTGCTTATCATCATCCTGATATGTTACATATTCCGCAGCCATTAACGATGAATAATGAACTGCAAAAAGCACAGTTACCAAAAAATTTAATAGGGGTTTTTGCATAAATATTTCTTTTTATTTACACGGCAAACAATCCCACGCCGTGTTTAGGGATTAAAGTTTCTCGCTATTAATCCAGTTTTCAAATCAGGTCTGCTATTTTTTTAACGAAGGGCTACTATATACCTGTTCAAACCTAAGGCATACACCGTCATAGGTGTGACACAAGCATGACATGTATTGTTGATTTAATCTTCCGTGACCATTGCATCTCTAGTCATTTCTTTAATCTGTTCATTAGTTAATTCAGAAATGATTAGCTCTGGTAGCTCGCTTGCCTCATCAATAAGCTTATCTACTCCTAATGAGTGGCGTATGGTGTCGGATGTGTTTTTAAACGCTGTTGAGTAAGCCGCCGCCCCTCTCATTACCAACACGGCTTCCTGTAGCGTTGTTGCCTTTAATTGCTCTGATGCATCTATGAGGATAGCTCTAAGGTGGTTTGAGTGCGCTATGTCATCAATAATCAGCTTAGCCGCTTCATCACGTATGGCTAGGTTTGATGTAATGATTTTAGATAGCTCTACCCTTGCATTTTCAATCACCTCTTTCTTTTGACTACCTTTTTTAACGCTATTTTCTGCTAAGTGCCTATGTATGGTTCTTACGCTAAAGCCAAGTTTTTGACTTATATGTAAAACGCTATAGCCTGCTTCACGCAAAGCTAGTATCTCTGTTATTTCTTTTGGTGTTGCTGTTCTGCCTGTCATTGGTCAATCCCTTGTTGCATCCTTAACCGATACGGTTAAGGATGGTTAATATCAAAACACTATACACAGGATAGCGTTTGGTGTTTTTGGGGTGCTAAACGCTATATATAGTGTTTGTACTTTCACCTTAACTTATTGAGGCGCTTATTTTGCTTATTGGAGGCGTGGCAAACGTCAATGGAATGGATAGCATTTGAGCAAACGGCAATGGGTCTTTACCGATTAAATCTCGAATACAAGACCAAACGCACGACTTCATCACGGGGTCATGCTTTAGATGCGTTAATACAAGCTTTGCAAGGGTTTGCTTATCCATAGCTGATAAACGTGTCTTGTCGTTCTTACTTAATCGGTAATGCCTTGCTACGTCTAAATGAAACTTATTGATTAAGCGCATCAGGTTGCCTGTACTGCCCACCATGCGATTCCCTTGCATCTTGCCATCAATCAAGGGCAATATAAGCGCGTGAGCATGTGGTGCGCTTTCGTCTAGGTGTACATCAAAAGATAGCAATTCACCTGCAAAGTTTAGCTTCACCCACTCAAAACAATCAATAAAGAACGGCCTCGTATTTTGGGCGTGTCTGTCAGTCGGCAAACTAAAGATAATCTCGACCGCCATCACACCGTTTTTACGGGGCTTGTTAATGCCCGCTTTAACCATTTGCACTTTTGCGTGCATCGTTATTGCTTCGGAGCTGTCTTTATTCACTAGCGAATAGTTCAATGATGTTCTAGTCGCGTCTATGTGTGAACTAACACCGTGCTTAATTTGCAATGTACGTTTGTTATGCTTCAATGCACTTGAAACACCTAAGTCGCCCTTAATCTTACCTAGCCTAATAATGTGATTTGATGCCACGCCTAAACAACTTCAGCTTTAAAAAAGACGGTTATACGCGGGGTGTTACCGTCTTTAATCATAAATACGCCGTGATATTTTTTTAGCAGTTTTGCTATTTTTGCAGTTGGTGGCTCTGTGCTGATTGCATACTCTATAGACTTAGCTTTTAAATCATTGATTATGGCTTCAGGTGTAAATTGGAAACCATATATAGCTTCACCTTTGGATATGTATGCCGCAAACACTTCATTTTCAAGTTTGATATTTTCGTTGGTAGTGGTCATGATTAAGCCGCAGCCTTGGCCGCTAAATCAGCTCTTATCAGCCGCACAGACCACGCGGTTGTTCGTTCGGTTAGCTTTGCAGGTTTTGGGATTGTTAAGCTCTTAACTCCCCGCCAAATAGATGCACTAGAAACACCATATAAGCCTCGCATTACGGGCAAACGAATATAAGCACTATCTGGCATTGCATCAAAATTTGCGAGGGCTTCGGGGATTACTTTGGTTAGTTCTGATTTTAGTTGTTGCATGAAGTGTTCTCCTGTTGTCGAAAGTGACAGGGCGAATCATGCAGCTTATTAAATTAGTAAAAAATAGAAAGGGATTTACTCTTAATAGTGTCGGTCTTATGAAACCCTTATATAAATTGGCTTGTAGGGTGTCACTATTTGTCGGCCTTGCGGCCTTTTGTTGCCCACTCTGGCCTGATAATTGTTGCGCCCCTACCAGCTAATGCTTGAGAATAACCACGGGAAACTAGCCAAGAGGCTACCGTTGGATTGATTGGGTGTGTAGCGTTGTCTTTAGGGTCGGCATTTGCCCAAAACTTTAATGCGGCTTGATTAAGAATTGCTAGATTATCAGAAACGTGAGCGCGAGGGTTTATGCTCTGCATTTGTACGATTGTCTCAAATTCGGCCAAGCCGCCATCTGTGAAGAAATTTGTTTTGTAGCCCCTTAATTTAACCCAATCACGCATTTCACCTTTACTAACTTCGGTTGATAGCCATTCTTCATAAGTTCTATTTTCTTTATCATTGATGTTATAAGTCATTAATACAAAATCATCAAAAATAGTCACAGTCTGAAATACATTCTCGTCGACTTCATCTTTATAACTTTTGTACTCTTTCGCATCCTCTATCATTTTTTCAAAAATAGGCAAAAAACCATTTGGAGTGTCACCTACAAGTATTTTTGATATAGCCCACTCATCAGGGGATTGACCGATAATCAATAATGTAGCTTGCCATAATTTATATGTGTTAATTTTACGCCATAGCTCTAAATTATCTTTCATAATGCCCTTTACCGCCTCAAATAAGAAACCACACCAGCCGTTAAGGGTTAAGTTGTTCGCAAATGCTAATTAAGCATGCCTAGATGTGGTTAAACTGGTTAAAATTAAAATACCCTCCGGATTTACCGCTAGCGTGAAATAATGGCTTAAATCGCGTTAAATCGGCTTAGGCTTGCTTAAATGGCAATACCTTCGCACCAGCTTTTAGTTCGTCTAAGTAATCAGCCCATACTTGCATCATCGTTGTGCGTTGTTCAATAAACTTGGTGCGGTTATATGCCGCGCCTAATGCATCAGGCACTTTGTGCGCTAGTTGATGTTCAATCACATGGGGGTCAATGTTTAATCTCTCATGCAATATGGTGCGTGCCATTGCCCTGAAACCATGAGCGGTTATATCTTTTTGGGTGTCGTAACCCATGCGTTTTAATGCTGCATTGATAGCCGCCGCACTCATAGGTTTTTTAGGGTCGTGTCCACCTTGAAAAACAAATTCGCCATGACCTGATAATGCTTTCATTTCAGCAAACAATTTAGCCGCCTGTGTTGACAATGGTACTAGGTGATCTATCTGAGTTTTGCTTACACGATAACGCCATTCGTTTGCCTCTAAATCAATATCTGCCCATTTAGCTGTGCGTAACTCGCTAGGGCGCGTAAATACTAATGGCGATAACCTAAGTGCTGTTTGAACGGTAAACGAACCTGTGAAGCCGTCTATTGCACGTAACAGTTCGGCAATTTCTTTAGGCTCTGTGAATGATGCCATGTGCTTAACAACTGTAGCAGGTAACGCGCCCCTTAAATCCACACATGGGTCGCGTAATGCTCTGCCAGTCTGTACCGCATGGCGAAACACTTGGCTAGTGGCTTGCAATGTTCTGTGTGCTGTTTCAAGTTTGTTCAAGTTTTCAATACGCTTAACGGTTTCTAGTATCTGTGGCGCGGTTATTTCAGATATCGCCTTACTGCCTAACCATGGGAAAACATAAAGTTCTAAACGCCTCATGGTGCGTTCTTGGTGTGACTCTGTTTTGTTGGTGAAGTAACTTTTCGCCCACTCACGCGCCAAGGCTTCAAAACTATTGGCTGTGTTTAGCTTATCAGTCGCTTTTATATTCTTGCGGTTTTCGCTAGGGTCAACTTCACTGGCTATTAGCTCCCTTGCTTTATCGCGCTTATCCCTTGCACCATCAAGCCAAATTTTTTTAGTTTTGGGGTCTTGCCACTTGCCAGCCAATGGCACTTCAGGATAAGTGCCTAATGAGAGTAATTTTTCTTTACCGTCAAATTGATATTTTAGACGCCACCACTTACCCCCATTTGGGGTAACTTGTAAAAACAAACCTTTCTCGTCATACAGCTTGTAAGGAGCGACTTTTACTTTGCCGTCTGCGTCCTTGTGATTGTTGGCTTTAATGAGTGTGTCGGTTAGTGCCATTTGGGGTAACTCCAACATCAAAATGTCGTTAAATTAAACTTACCCCACTAAGTTACCCCAGTTAATTGGGGTATGTCAAGATACGGCATGCAACTACAATAGACGTAAAAAAAGCCTAGAAGGTTAAATTTACTAGGCTTTTGATACTTTATGCTACTACTTAAAACACTTAAATGGTGGAGCTGGGGGGAATCGAACCAACGGAACACATTGCCACTATTGACTTTCAGTAAAATGCTGGCAATTTGCTGTCATTTAACTTTAAATTTAATCAGGAATCGAACCGCTGTCCTAAACACGGAATCGAGTAAATATCATATTGGTGACGTCACCAATATGATATTTACTCACACCCAACCGTCAAGCAAACATTATCAGCCCAGGCGCGGCACCTATTAAAATCTACCGTTGTTATTTGGCAGCCGGCTTCAAGCGTAATATAGGCTGCGTTACACTCTCGTTCACTTTCGGTAGGTCCGCTGGTATTGCTGAGGCTTTCGGACAATCCAAGACGATAACGCTCGGCGTCGAGGCGCAAGCGCTCAGTAAAATTAAGCTTAGTGCTATTATTGCTCGCTTCATATTGATCCTTTAAGTTTTGCATTTCCCTGATACGGTTTAGATTAAGCCGCGCCAAATCTGCTTTAGCTATAGCGTCTGCAATTGCGTCATTCTTTTGCGCCAGTAACTTTTTAGATAGTAGTTCAGATTGTCGTTTAATAGCTTCAGCAGTAATGGCAGTTTTAAAAGCCTGCAGCGCAGCAATGGAATTATCTGCACGTACCTTTTCAGCATCAGCCCTATTCACCTGTACAAAATAAAGATGTAAGCAATAGCCAAGTATCGCCAATGGTAAAATAATGCGCCAGTGAGCCGAGCAAAATTTAGCAATGCTGCCTAAGCCAAATTTTAAAGCTAGCCAAGCCGCGCTAAGCATATTGAACCGGCATCATACCGCCCTTAATCCATCCAACTACATCAAAGCCCGGACAAGTTTTAATCCATTCATTACGCTCAATAATGCCATTGCCATTTAAATCAGGTGAATAGTCACGATGGCCTTTAATGCTGATGCCCGCATCTTGAAGCGATTTAATCATCGAGTCAGCCGTCATGATCGTGCGGCTAAGTATTTTGCTGGCCGTATTGATTAAGCAGGCTCTTAGTGACTCCCATTGCGCCTGACTAAACTGATCGGTGCCAACCATACAAATACCGATTGATTTAGCATTGCTGCCTTGCACGTGCGCACCAATCTCTTCTATCCCACGGCCAGTTTCAATCGTGCCATCAATATCAATAATGAAGTGATAGCCGATACTGGTTAAGGTTGGATTAAAGTTTCTAAGCGCTTGGCTATTACGCATAAATCCGCGCTGTTTGTGCATAGCATCTAAATCTTTTGCATAAAAGGCCTTGCCATTTGGCGTGGCGGCACAGTGAATTACGATGGCGTTAATGGTGCGTTTCATAATCTGTCTTTCGCCTAGGCTTAATATTGAAGTGCATTAAAAATATCAGGTACCACTTTGGTTGATGATGTTGCAGGTAATCAAGAATGCGGTAATAGGTGTCAGGCCACATGAATAATGCGACGGTTAAGCCAAGTAGCAGCCGTACATCGTCGCCAGTATCTAAAATCAGATATAAACCTGCCATCATTGCGCCCGCATATTTTGAGAGTGTGCAAAGCCGATGCTCTTTATCTGCATTAGCCGCAAGGTAAAGTGCATCGAGAACGATGAATATTCCAACGAGAATACAAATAAATGAAATCATCTTTTTACCTCCAGGCCATCGAGCCTAGATTTAACGTAATCAATTATTTTGTCGCGGAAGGCTTTATCAATAACAGCGAATCCTAGGATAAATGCCAGTGGGCGCTGGGGGATATTGGTTAAGCCTAAAATTGCTGAAAATAACCAGCTTGCCCCATCGACCATTATTGAGGCGATAGCCATGCCTGCAATAATCAAGAATATCGACTTAACAATGCTTAGTGATTGATCTCGATAAACGGCCCAATATGCCCCGCCTGCCGCGGTGATTACTACGCCTAATGGTAGATCAAATAAAAAACTAGCAGAGGCAGTTAAGCTGGCCACAATCCAAGGGCTGGCATTAATCGTGTGTGTGATTGGGTCGCTCACAGCGTTACCCCCAGTTCAAAAAGCTCGTCAAGCTGCGCATCAGTCATGCCAAGCGATGCTGCCATGGCATTAAGTACCCGGCTATCGCGTCTAAACTCACCGGCATAAGCCCAGGCATCGCGCGTGTTTTGGTCAGCTAGCGCAACTGCAGCTTCAATTTCATCACGCAGGCCAGCGTCGGTGAGCACTTTTCGTACTTGCCAGGCTGATAATGACTTCATCGGGGGCAGCTCCGGTGCCACGTACTCCGGCAGCTCCGGTGATTGCACGTCGGTAAAGTCGGCAATAGTTAAGCCAAAGCGTTCGATAGTTGTTTCGTCTAAAACCGCAGTCCATGATTTTGCAGCATCATCTTTTTCAAGTCGCCATAAGGTGCCGCCTAACATCGTCATAGCGACGGCATGCTGGGGTGTACCTAGTAAAGCATCAAGGTCTGCGCGGGTATTAATGGAGGTTAATGTCATAGGTTTCTTTCAGGTGGTTAAATAGATTGCAGGTGTCAGCATGGGCGGCATGCCCACGCCATGAGGCGATAAATTTTTTGAGTGCGTCGGTTTCTTTGTATTTGGTGTAACGCGCTATTTTTCGTTTAGCGCTGGTGACTGAAGCTTTGCGCAGCAACTTATGCCGCGGCCAGATGCGGTAGCCTAAGAAGTTGATGCCGTGTGTCACCGGTGATACTTGCCAGTGACTGATGCCGAGGCCAAGCTCTTTTTTGCTGACGGCTTTGATCTCTTCAAACCATTGACGCAGTTCATAGGGATTGCTCGATAGAATGACGATGTCATCCATGTAGCGGGTCCACTCGCGTGCGCCTAGTTCAAAGTGAATAAACCGATCAATCACGCCGCCGTAAACATTGGCGAAAAGCTGACTGCTTAAACTGCCGATGGGGATGCCAACGCCGGTGGCCGGCAGCATGGCCTCGATCAATCTCAGCGTGCGCTGGCAGCTAATCTTCTTTCGGATCAGGCCGTGGAGTACGCGCCGATCAACGCTATAGAAGAACTTGCTATAGTCAGTCTTTAAAAAGTGGGTGTGGCCGGTGCGCCGCAGTGCAGACTGCACATGCTTTACGCCGGTATGTGTGCCCATGCCCAAGCGGCATGCATGCGTGCCTGGCAATAATGTTCTATCAAATATAGGTCCGATGATATTCACCAGGGCATGCTGTGCCACGCGGTCTTTAAACTGCAAGGCGCTGATCGTGCGTTGCTTAGGCTCGTAGACAATAAACTCTCTAAACGCCCCTTGCACCCAGCTACCGCTTAAAATATCGGCGCGCAGGTTTAATAAATTTAGCTCTGCATATTCTTTAAATTCTAGGTAGCCCCAAGTCATGCGTTTGCCGGATGACGTTTTAGCAAAGGCTGAGCGCAGATTGTCTATATCTGCGATTTGTTCAATTAAATGTTTGTACTTTTTACCCATTAAGGCTCCAATTAATAAGCCAGACACGACTTTCACGCAGGTTTTAAGCTGGCTACTCGCCGTTTTTCTGAACCCCCAAAGGTATTTGCCGAAGCAGGATAGAATGGCTGACCACACAAGATAAGGTCGGCCTGCTGTGCCGTAACCGCAGCAGAGCGATAAAGTATTGCTTATGTCCTCACAGACGCCGCGAGCCCCGATGTTGTTGTTCGAGTTCGTGGGCGAGTTGTTCCAGTTCGAGGCGCGCGAACCGGAGTTCGACGTTTCATCCCAGTTGCCCCCAAAAATTGCGGCGTTTATACCCATGCTACCCCCTACGCTTTTGCTTGATGATCCAAGCACCGAGCATTTTCCCAACCTCAGCAATCAGCACTTGCGCTGTTTGCACCTGATGGGGCGTAATGCCGCGGACTTGGTCGCCGCACAAAAACCGTAGCCAAAACCGCAGATGTGATAACCCAGCATCTGCGATGTAAAGGCGCGAAACCTGATTGGATTTACCCGCCTCTACAAAAAGTTGCACCTGCCCTAGCAAGCACGTCAAAAACATATCGCGTGCTACCCCGTGCTTACGCGGTAAATTCTCCGCAATCGGGTATAGATACTTGATCACGGTTTCATATTTCTCGACGACGGCCATCGGCTCGTAGTTTTGATTAGTGTCTAGTTCAGGTGTCATAATGATTCCAGCAGCTGCCGCTGCTTACTCAAGAACCACGTGGTCACAGACGCCGCGAGCCCCGATGATGGTGTTCGAGACCGCGGGCGAGTTGAGCCAGACCGAGGCGCGCGAACCGGAGCTCGACGTAGCATCCCAGTTGCCCCCAAAAATTGCGGCGTTTTCCATTTGGTAGGTACTACCACGACCGGTAGTGTTTGCAGTCCATCCAGCACCGGCTGCGCCGCCGCCAAAATTCGCACCCCAAAACCACATATTGCCGGTAGCGAGTATGGCGCCCCATTTTGAAGTAAAGGCTGCACGCAGAATCGTTGACACGGGGTCAGTGCCGCCTGATGTGGCTTCGGTTGTGCCGAAAGCCAGCGCTGCAAATTCAGCATAGGTCGGCAGGCGTTTACCATAAGCTGCCAGCACTTCGGCTGATTCCCACCAAGTCAGGGTGGTGTAGGTAGCTGTGCCATTACCGCCAAATTGAGTAGGTACTTTTGGTGGGCTAGAACCGTCGGCAATGGTGACGTTAAACTTCGATGTGCCATTGATGATGTGATCCACGCCCAGTGGGTAAATATCTGCCCAGAATCCACCTGAAACGAGCATCTGACCGCGTGGATCAGGGCTGGCTGGCTTGAACTTCAAATCCCAAATTGAATATTCGTTAATGGCTGGCGTAGTGTCGCCGCCGGCACGGGCTGCTGCGTTACTACCCGGGGCGTAGTGAAAGCCGCCGATCTTGCGGCTGTTTAGTGCAGTGTAGCCAGTAGGAAAGGTGAAGCTGGCATCGGCACGTATGGTGCCATCGGTGCAGGCATAGATTGCGTAATCGGTGCCAGCGGTTAGGGTGGGCATGGTGATGGCGGTATCGACTGCAAAGGTTAGCTGCAGCCCTGCTGCATCAACCTTAGTTCCACCTTTAATCGATATCGCACCTGCTGAAATTTTTATAAACGCCGGGGCAGCAGAGTTTGTTTTGTAAAATAGGCCGGCCAAAGAGCTGGCAATAGATGAGCCATCTTTTTTATTCACCCAAACTTTAAACGTGCTGGTAGTTAAAGCTTCAATCGTTAGCTGATCACCGGCCAAAACCGTATAGCTAGCATTGCCTTGCATAGAAATACTGGCGTTATTGGTTATGATAAGCCCGGCCTCTGGGTAGCAAGTACGGGTAGCGCCAGGCTGCGGTGCATCAGGAAATGCAGTGATCGTCACTACTCCTGTCCAGTCCTGTACATTGCCATTGGCAATATCCCAGATAGCCGTAGTTGTTGCTGTAGTAGATATCGTAGTGCGCTTGGCATTTACTGGTCCAGTCATGCTACCGCCTGATTTGGCAAGGAGTCCGTCGGTATCTTGCCCCAGCTCGCCTTTATAAATCCAAGCATTGTCTGCTGCATTACGCTGTTTTTTCTGGTTAGCGCTGGTGTCGTTCCAGATCATAAACGGATAAGTTTCTAGTGGTGCGCTTGGCCCACTATTGCCAGTCGCTGATGACTGCAGTGCGTTATTAACGGCAGCTCTAAATAGGCTGCGGGTAATATTGGCTATATTTAAACTAGACTGGCTCATAATTCTCTCTTTTTAAAAAGCTTTTGCGATGTAATCAAAAGTTCGGTTAATGTTGGTACCGGCGGCATTCTTGAATTCAAGTGTGAATCCTGCCGCAGTTTTATTGCTTAATGCGTAGTAGTCACCCGTCGCCATATTTTGTGCAGTAATCGATAGCGCAGGCGTCACTTGAAAGGCTTTGCTGTAGATAATGGTATGCATAGCCATGCCGCTAGAAATATCATTGCCAGTTTCTATGCGGTCCGGCATATCTACCTGCGCCTCTGCTCGGCGCACTACTACATTGTGGAATGTATTGCCGCTAGTTAATCTAAGCTCAAACTCATAAGCTCTGGCATTAATATCTTCTAGCACGAGCGGCTGCCATGGCGTCCATATAGCCGATATTGCCGGGTTGTCATTGGTATATCTGGCATACATAATTGCAGAAACATCGCTAACTACGGCGCCGTCTATGGCATCAATTGAATCTATTAGCTCGTCAGAATCCCAGGTATCCACTAGGTCAATGCCAAAGGACTCCACCATGCCTGATACGCGGCTAGTTTGTACCGAGCCGATATCCAGTGCGCCTACGGCATAGCTGCCAGATAAGTTCACGCCGCCGCCAAAATCAACGTCATCAATAGCATCAATCAGCTCACTGCTATCCCATAGCTCACTACTTGTTAATACCAGGGCCTGCAGATCAGGCGAATATTGTGTATTAAATTTCTCGCCTAACCAGTCCGGCTGGCTAGCGATTAAACTCAAGAAATTTAACTGCTGAACGCTGGCGGCATCGGTAATAATGCTAGTCGCGTTAGTTGACTGGTTGCCGCTGCTATCTTCAAATTTTGCAAAGTAAATGCCTGACTGTAACGGCAGTGTTTGTGTGCTGCCTGCGCCTGGTGTTTGTGTGCTTAATGCCGCGGCACTATCCCACTGTGAATTAATATCTGGGCTAAACCTAAACAGCACCTTGCCGCCAACGATCACATCTAAATCGGTGCTCGGGCTCCAGCCAAATAAGCCTAGTGAGCCCAGTGAAGACAAAACGAAGTCGGCAATATCATTAGGGGCAATAGTCTTGCCCAATATTTCAAACTCTAGGCTGCTAGTTTTGCTACGTCTGCCGAGCGCATTGGTGCAATAAACAGAAAACGTATAATTGCCTTCAGTCAGCGCCGTTATTTCATAGCTAGTAGTGAGTATGTTTTCAATAATAACTGGTGCTTCATTTAATTTTTGGTAGATGGCCGTGTATCTAGCAACCCCAGCAACAGACTCCCAGCTAAATAATGCTTTAACGCCAACTACGCCAAGACCGGCCATATACAATGACTCGGCTATAGTTAGGCCTGCAGGTGCCAGCGGTTGACCGGTATTAATTAAGCTAACAGGAAGCGGCTGCAAAATTAAGCCATCTTCAACCACGGCGTATTTCTCTGGGCGATATGCCAAGGCGGTAATGTCTAGCTGTGTTTTATCAACTTCAGCAATGCTGACTACTCGCCACTGCTCAAGATTAAGGTTTGCGCCATTGATTAGCCAAATTGCATACTGTTGCGGCACATCACTAAGATCTGCGCTTAATGTAATGTTGCTATGCACGCCGGCCGCATTGGTAATGGCGCGAACTTCTATGCTGCCATCAGTCAATACGCATGAAAGCTCATAATTAATGCCCGTATCTAATGTCACCGGCGCATCTAGCGTAATGCTACTTAATGTAGCGTCAATAATGCGCCCACCAAAACGTGCGCCGGCACGATTGGTATCATGCGTTTTGATAATATCGCCGGGTGAAACATAAACCGCATCCATCGCCGCGCGAAAGGTAATGGTTTCGGTTTCGTTTTGCTCACTATAAATTAACCAGCGGCCCATGCGGCTAGCCTGCCCGCGCGAGGTGCAGCCAATGGCAACTAAATCTGTTTTAATGACGCCATAGCGCGCAATGCCCGCACTGTCTTCAACATACTCGATTTTCTGATGGTAGGCATCAGCAGGGTCATTCCATGCGACTAGGGCAACCGTGTGGCGCACACGGGCGCTACTGCCAGAATAGCTGAACATGCCGCCCACAATATTCGCCTGGTTAAATAGTGCTGATGCATCCTTAGGCGCATCTTGGCTGGCAGTAATGCTTCCAGATGCCCAGTAAGCCATGCCGCGAAATATGCTGGCGATGTTTCCAATGACTTTATAAGCTTCTTCCTGCGTTTGAATATAAATCGATGCAGTAAATCTAGGCTCAATACCGCCAAATCCATCATCAACCATTTCATCGCAATACTGCGCTATTTCATAAAGCGCCCATTTATCAATGGAATCTTCGCTGACAAATTCACCCAGACCATAACGCGCGTTGGCAATAATGTCATAAAATGCCCAGGCTGGATTATCGGTCCAGTCAATGCTAAATGTGCCGTCCCATATGCCGCTATAGGCTCTGGTCAGCGGATTATAGTTGCTTGGTATTTTGACTAAAATGCCTTTAGCTTCGTAGCCGCGCACCGGAATATTTGTAAACTGCTTGGAGTCTATGCGCAATGCCTGCAGCGCACTGTTTGGGTAACCGAGCCTTGCATCAATAATTTCGGTATAGCTATCCCAGAAGGTTTTGTTTTGCAGTGCAACCGAGGTGCTATCTGCAGTTAGTCGGCGTACACGAATATCCCAAGGCCCCGGTGATGGCAACTCTATGCGGTAAGCACGCTGATATTTGCTGCTGGTTTTTCCAGAAATAATATCGCTATTGACTGGCTGATATATTTCTCCGCTCACGATTGATACGCTTCCCCCATACTGCATGCCAGTATAAGTGCCGCCGCTATAATAAGACCACATCTGACGCGATGCCGCATAGCTGATACTGCCTGAAATTTTTAATGCTCTAAATTCGTATTGCGCATGCGGCAGGTTTAAATTAAAGGTCTTGCTGCCGCTGCCAATTGACCCGGGGGATCCTGTATTTCCAAACCAAGTTACCGGGCTATCATTAACGGAGGCATATGAACCGCCACTAAAACTAAAGCTGGTGTAGGTTAGCCAGGTTGGGCTGCCTAGCTGCCGATACTGTAGTTGCATTGTTAATGTCTGTGGCGCTTTTGCGGCCTCTCCGACCCATGAAACTGCTACATAAAATGCTGATGAGGCAACGCCGGTGACAGCGCCGATAGCGGTGAGGTTGAAATTATTGGTTGTGTATATTTTACGCAGCGCTGCTGCTATAAAGCCGCCGCCGTTGTTTTGTATATCAATGGCAATCGCCACAGATGTCGCATTAATATCGCCGGTGCTGGTATTTTGCTGCGTTAGGGAAGGTACGCTCAGCGTAATGCGCACGGCGGTGTTATTAGCGCCATCAATCGTTTTTGTAACGCTGTTAGCCGCTGTTATTTCTAGCCCAACTGGGGACTCTGCCTCGCTAGAATCAAAGCCAGCGACTGGCAGTTGTGTTTGCGTACCGGTCCGCTCATCCCAAGTCACGCCGCTAAAATTATAGCTGCCATCTGGGTTTTGTAATGGCGTATCATCAAGATAAATGGATTTTAGGCCATCTACTAATCCATAGATTTCACCCTCAGCGATTAGATCGAGAATTTTTGCGTATTGCGCAGACTGTAAGCTGTCTGCGGCTTCTACTGGTGCGCGAGCGCTGCCGCCACCGCCACCTTTGCCACCACCGCCGCTACCTTGTATTAGTTGTTTGTTCATATATTCTCAGTCACTAATCCGGCACTAATCACTTGTGAGCCAATGCGTAGCGGCCCGCCAAAGAAATAGGGCACCGGGTTACCTTGGCCAACGGTATTCACTGCGCCGCTAAAAGCATAGCTGGGCTTGTTGTCTGGACGCTCTGTTGTTGTTGATTGCGATTTTGGTGCAGCAAATAACATTTGACTAACGCCGCCTAATACCAGTGAAAAGCCGATGCTAGATGCAACGCCAGCCAGACTTATCGAGCTGGAATATAAGCCAAACTTTAAAGTAGCTGAGGCATAAGGAAAATAAAACGAGGCCGCAATCAAGGCCGCGCCTAAAATAACCCGCCCTAAGCCGCTACTACCCATCACAATAGGAATGATCTTAATGGTGTTTGATTGGCCAACTGGCAGCTGCAGGGCTTGTTCATCAGAGCGATTCTCGGTACCCGCAACAATTTTGTAGGCTGCGCGCCCATCTTGCATAATTGAGGCTTTGAACGCTTTAAAATTAGCACTCATGGCTCTGATTGCTTCGGCAGGCGTTGCAATATCAAACTGATGACGCTTGCCAAATTGTTGGGCCAAATGCCCATAAAGTAATATGGTGACCATTACATTAAACTCCCGTGCCGAATCAATAGCGTGGTGGCCTTGCGCCAATAGCCGCCAAAAACATCGCGGCTTGATAGCCGGCCAGACACATGCTGTAAAATTTGGTTATTGCCCACATAGACCGCGCCGTGATTTTCTACCGGCGAGGCCATGCGCATGATTAAAATGTCGTGTTGCTGTAGCGTTTCTAGTGGCACATCAAAGAAGCCGCATTCTGTAAACTTGTCGCGGTATAGGTTTTCGCCTTTTAGCCACCACTGGTCTTGGCGCACGTAATCTGGAATATCAATATTAAGTGTCTGTTTGTAGTAATCTCGAATCAAACTCAGGCAGTCGAGCACACCATGGTGAAACTCACGCCCAATGAGCGGCGCAATATAGCCGCTAGGCATAGTGATGGTATGCGCGCCTGTATGCGGGTTAACAATTAGCCAGGGTAATCCGCTGCGCTCTATGCCGATAAGATCGGTCTGGCTAGGCGCAGGATTGGTCGATGGGTGTGAGTGCACAATGGCAATGATCTGGCCTTTATCTTCAGCAGCTGCATAGTCGAGCGGGTCAATAATAAAATGCTCGTTAGCCGCAGCCAAGTTTTTGCATGGAAGATAAATATGCCGCCGATTAATAGCCACAATCAAGCCGCAGCACTCTGCTGGGCTGGCTTGCAAGGCATGCATGGTAGCTGCAGATATTAAGCTAGCCGCTATCATCTTGTCAGCCCCACGCCAGGGAAGCCACCATAAGGCAGCACGTTATTGCCAAAGCGTAGTTGGCAGCTTTGTAGGCGTTTACCGCATACATCTTTTAATGGGTCTGCGGTTGCTGCATCGTTAATATCAGCAACCGCAGCGCCGGCGTAACTGCACTCTGCAGACCGGTACTGCCAGGTGCAAACATTTTGAATACATTGCCGTCTAGGTAGTACCACCCCGGTTAAATCCAGGTTACTGGCTAGTTCCCATTCAACAAACATGGCTGTTTGCGTTGCCTTACGATCAATCACCCATATTTCATCAGGCAAATGCACGTTGCTATCTGCCATGGCATTGCCTGCAGCAAAATTGACAGCATCTAGGTATTTTAAAAAGGTACGCTTGCGGGTAAATTTTGCGCGCACTAAGTCGCCGTTTTGTGCAACCAAGGCCCCAAGCAGGCCAGTGACATTAGCGACCCGTAATAATGGCCGCGCCTGCTGGCCAGTGCCATTTTGTTCAAAGCCTTCGGCCTCAATTGGAAATCGTATATAAGCTTGGCCTTGCCACGTAACGTCATTGCCCAGCTCATTCACGCCATTATGAAAATAATATTGTTCATTGACGCCAATGGGCAGCAAGTCTATTTTATAAAACTCGACTAAACTACCGGCTGCGGCTAGTTGAATATCAGCGGTAATCATTCGAAAACCTGCTCAAATTTTGCGCTAATCGTGCCGGCATTGGGCGCAATAATATTGCGGCTCCAGTCGCGGCAAATCACCGTAATCTCAGCCATGCCAGACGGTGTCCAGGTAAAAGCCAGTAAGCCATTACGCGCACTTAAAAATGCATCAATGGCAATAATGTCGTCTTTGCTTGCCTGAAAATTAAGCGCCCATTGCTGCGGGGTATTATTGATGCCATCGGCAACGCGCTGCTGGTAGCCATCGCCAAAACTCACGGCTTTAATGCGTGGTGCCTTGGTAATACTGACGTTATAACTGGGCTGATAATTAAAATCACTCATGCTAGCACCCCGCCCGGACGTTTCTCTTTGAGCAGCACGGCACGCACAGCGCCTTCTATTTGCCGGCCAAGGTCATTGGCTTTGTTTTCATTGCCAGCCACGCTGCCGCCAGTAGCATCAACGCTAACATTGACGTTATAGTTATTGCCGCCGCCGCCAAAATTGTTCGGAATAATAGTGCCGGCCGTATTGGGCACAAAAAGCTCTGGGCCACGCTCACCAACCACTGAAACTTTGCCTAGTGGTGGGCTGCCGCCATTTGCAAAAAAACCGCCAAACATCGACTTAAGAAAACCGCCGCCCTTGCTGCCAGATAAAGAGCTATCAAAGCCTTTAAGCAATGGGTCTAATAGTTTTCTTTGAATGCTCAGCCGTGCCAGGTCTTTTAATACCGAGGTGACTAGATCGCCCACGCTGCCTTTACCTGAAAAGGCAAAGTCGACAAACTCTTGGCTGGCTTGGCGACCAAAGCCTTCAACTGCGCGCTTGAGGTCCGCAATATCCGTTTGGCCCTTTTCTGACAAGAGGCGAACGGCCTCGGACGCATTCTCCATACCGGCGGCGTATTCGTCTTGATCGATCAGGCCTTCGGATAGCATGTCATTAAGATTGCTTTGCGCTTCAGCCATGGCAATGGTCGGGTCTAGGGTTTTTTTCAGCTCATAGGCCATGGTACGCAGCGATTCTTTACGCGTCTCTTCAATACTGCTGGCTTCTTCAAGTTGTGCCAGTTGTGCATCGTCGTACTGCGTATTGAGCTTAACTTGCTCAGCCCAGGCTTCAGTTTCTGCTTTTAAGTCCTCAGTAGCTTTAAGCTGTAAAACCAAGCCTTCAACTGTTGATCGCTGGGTGACGTTTAATTTTAGCTGCGCGGCATCGTAGCCAACCAAAGCTGATTTTGCATAGGTTAAGGTATCTCTCTCTTTTTGCAGGTTTTCAACAAAGCGTTTGGCGGCCTCTATATCTACGTCTTTTTTCGGGGCTTTGTCTTTACCCGTATTGAGTATTTCCGCCTCTTTGTCTTTTACTCTTTTTAAAGCGGTGATGTATTGTTCTGAGCCTACCGGCACATCTTTGACTGCCTCTTTAAATGCAGTGGCTAAGCCTAATAGCTGCTTTTTCTGGGCATCGGTTTTACTATCAAACTCTTTATTATCTAAAAATTTATCAAGCGCTTCGCGCCCGGCGACTAGCGAGCGTTGATAGTCGTCCATGGTGCCAATATCAATAAACTTGCCATCTATTTTAATGGAATTAAGTTGCTTTAATGCCGCGCCGGTATCGTCCGCTTTTTTGTTGAGATTGCTTAAAAAATCAATCGTTACTTTTCCGTCTTTACCCACAATAAGTGACTTGCCACCACCAGGGATAAAGTCGTCCCAGTTTATTTTTCTGCCATCGGCTAAATCAAGTATTGCTTTTAATGCTGCGGCAGCTCCGCCAATCCCTGTTGCCAGTAAATTACTAGCACCTGTAGCTTTATTAAATGATGATACGGAAAGCGTTAATGAGTTTTTAAGCTCGGTCAAACTCCCGTTGATTGTCTTCATTTCTTTAGATTGCTGGCGTAATGAGGCTAAAAAGTTTTTATCGGTAAATGCAGTGAGTAAAACGTCAGAGGTGATCTTGCCTTGTGCTGCCAGATCTTTTAAAGAGCCAAACGGCACCTTCATGCTGGTAGCAAGCTGCCGCATTACATTGGGTGCGGCTTCCATAGCCGACCTAAATTCATCGCCGGCCAGTTTGCCTGAGCCAAAGGCCTGTGACAGTTGCAGTAAAGTTGAGGCGGATTCTTCGGCGGTAGCACCGTTTACTTTTAATGCAAGTGACAGCGTTTCTGTAATATCAGAAACCTGTTTTTGATTAACGCCATAGTCTTTTAAACTGTTGCTAATGCGGGCATATACCGTACCTATGCCCAGCAAATCTACTTGGGCGGCACTGGCGATTCTTTGCACGTCAGTGAATGACTGGCTAAGCTGAATGGCGCCGCCGCTTGAGTTTTTTAAAATGCCATTGAGCTTAGTAGCAGAGTCACTAAGCGAACTAAAGCTAGCAATTAAGGCGGCAGCCCCTAGGCCTTTAGTGCCCAGGCTAAATAGATCAGACGATTTAAACTTTTCTGAGGTCTTCTGCATATTATTCAAGCTACCTTTGACTTGCTCAAAGGCCATCTTGGTTTCATCGCGCGCACTAATTACAATTTCAGCTTTAGTCGTTGCCATTTAAGCGCCTAGAATTTATTAAAAAAATTTGTTTCCGCCTCATCACTAGGGGCTGCTACTTCTATTTTCTTGCCGTATTTAGGCATAAAGTCTGCCGGTAGATAAGGCGCGGTATCACTATTGCGGCTTACGTTTGCCACGGTGCTGGCGATGATTCCACCTACTGCATCGGCCCTTACCTCACCCCATGGCCGCAATGCATATTCGCTTTTCCATAATCCAAACTCTTCGGCGGTCATCGTGCACATTAGCTCATCGAGCGTTTTGCCTAAGCTGCGCGCTAGTAGCAGCGCAAACTGTAACTCTGGCCGCCTGGTTAGTTTTTTTCTGAGACCTCTGCGTCTAAGCCATTAATGCGCTTTGATACCGTAAACAGCATGAGCGCATCAGTGAAATTACTGGAGCCGAATACTTCCCATTGCTCCTGGCTAAATACCGGCAGGCCTTTTGCATCAACGACTGT